GCTAAGAAATAATTTAACATAAATCTGTATGAATAAAATCGTTGCTATTATTGACCATATTGGTCGTACTGTTGTCGGTGAAACTGTTTCAGAAACTGAACAAACCCTCACACTTAAGAGTCCTGTTATTATCCATGTTGTACCTAATCAACAAACCGGTCAGCTACAAGTTCAATCCTTTCCATATATGTTTGTAGAGTTCATTGATCGTTCTAGCCGCGATAATAATGACTGGACATTTACTAAGTCAGGTATTGTTGTATCAAATGTAGTACTTGATACTGCTATTATTAGTCAGTATCGTAGTATTAATACTGTCGCGCCTCAACCAACATCTGAGCCAGAAATTATAAAATTATTTGAAGATTAATCTCTAATTAGTTTAATTTAACGCCGGTGATAACTGTTATCACCGGCGTTTTTGTGTTTACTATAAATAAAAATATGGAGTTTGATAATATAGTTAAGAAGATTTTAATGGAGATGCCGGTATATACTCCACCTATGTTTTCTTCACCGGATGGTAAGCGTAGATCGGATGTTAACTATATGATTAAACGTGATAAGTATGGTAAAAAGTTAGGTAAATTAGGACACTACGATTTACGTGTTTTAGATTCAGATAAATATAAATTTTTCTATGTAATGGATGGAAAGCGTCCAATTTATGAAATGCGAACTATAGACTCAAAGCTAAAAGATAATAAAGGTAAAAAAATATACAATGTAGTTTATGTTGAGTCGCAGAAAAATGAATTTGATTTCATTATAGCTGCTGATGTATATTATTTTATTGTTAATGATTTAGGATTTGTAGTTCAAAGCGATACTGTTCAATCTCTACCATCAGTTAAAACATGGTTAAATCTCATAAGAAGACCAGGTCTTAAGATAGAGGAATATAATGTAGATACTGGCGAGCTAAAGCAAATAGATACTTCTAATAAACGTGAAATAAGAGACTTATGGGAGGGTCCGTATAGCTCTTCAACACGTATAAGAGCTACTAAAATATAAGTTGATATAACAAAGCATATATGTTATAATCTTTATATGGATAAAGATATTAAGAATGCTTTGGATGAAATTAACGATATTAACCCGTTCGCTACTTACCTGTGTGATAGTACTTTAAGTAGAGTTAGTGGGTGGGTTGATACTGGTAGTTACGTTCTTAATGCTATTGTATCAGGTTCTCTATTCGGTGGTATTCCAAAAGGTCGTGTAACTATGTTAGCTGGTGAGTCAATGTGCTTGACAGCTAATCAAAAAATTCGTGTATATACACTACAATCGCCGGCGAATCAATAACTATAACATAAATATTGGCATGCGTAAGTATGCCAAAAAAGAACTTTTCATAAAGTTATTATGTAAGGATAAATATTATATAGGAAATAAAAAACATACAATACAGCTTTATAAAAAATATTTATGTTTATACGCTAAGCATGGCAAATGTAATGCTACTATGCTTTTTGAAATAACAACATGCAGAAACCCCCTATTTTATATTAATAGGGGGTTTACTATTGTGGAAGCTAGTGAAATTATTAAAAAAATTCAAAGCCGTGGTATAAATTTTTATGACGGTGATGATACACAAATAAAAGCTAGGGTTAAAAAGCGAGAAGAGACTTTTTTAAGCAAAACACCTGTAGAGTTATTAGAAATAAATAGTAAGAAAGGAAAAGGTTGGAGCGTTGATTATATAGCTGCAAAATATAATATCTGTCTTAAAGATGCAACTAATATTATTAATAAAAGACGTCTTCAGAAAGTACACTCATATAAATCTCGCTTAGAAGCTATTGGAGGATATAAACGGGAATGGTCTTGCAGATGTGAAGAATACTATAAAGAGAGAGGTATAGAGGATTATAAAACAATACTTCACAATAAATTTGATACCAGGTCTATTAGTTCTATCATGAGACGATTAAGTATTGATCAGAATGCTGCAAATCTAGTTCAATCAGATATTAATCAGAAGTGTAAAAATGTATGGGATCAAAAAACAGACGAAGAGCGGAAAGACATAACTATAAAGCGTACCAAACACTTTAAGAAATATTCTAAATCTAGTCACCGTTTTTTTGAGCAGCTATCACATAATATAAGTTATAAAAATAAATTAACACTATTGTACGGTGAATTGGAGTATTTTTTGTGGGATAAAGAAAACAGTAAATTATATTTTTACGATTTTGTTATACCAGAGATAAAACTTATCGTAGAATATAATGGCGTAATTTTTCATCCACGTGAACATGATAGTTGGGCCACAACTGTGCACGATAGTATATTAAAAGATAACAGAAAAAAAGAGATTGCTGAAAAAGCCGGATTTACATTAATATACGTATGGGAAAACGAGAACCTAAAACTTGCAAAAGCGAATATATGTAATATTATTAACAATATATATGACAGTCAATCAAATTAAACAAGAACTGCTACACTTTTACTCGTATACCGATCTAGCTAAACTAACAGGTATGAGTAAGAGCTGTTTAGAAAAACTCAATAATGAAACTGCAACTCTAAACACAATACAGCTTCTTACTAGCGCTTTTAATAATCACTGTCTTCTTTTTAGTAGAGAAATTACAATTCCAGAACTATTAGCTGATAATAAAAAATATGCTGTGCACACTCCTGATGGCTTTCAGAAAATAAAACAGTTTATAGTAAAGGAACCTGCACCCTGTGTTCGTATAACAGGATCTAAAGGAAGCGAAATAGAGTGCGCAACACACCACCTTATTCAGCAAAAACTTGATAATCAGAGTGATGATTCTTGGATTATAGGTGGTAATATTCAAGTTGGATCAGTTGTTGAAACGGAAAACGGTCTAGAAGATATTATTAATATAACAGTACTCGAAACGCAACCAGTATATGACTTTGAAGTTGATCACGTGAATCATAGATATTGGTCTGGAGGATTCAGTAATCATAACACTGGTAAATCACTTTTCGTTCAAAAGATCTTAGCAAAAGCACAACAGGAAGGACTTACTCCAGTTATCTTTGATACAGAAAATGCAATTGATCCAGAAGGTGCTGCTCGATTAGGTTTAGATATAGCTAATGTCAAATATGTTCCGTGTATTAGTATAGAGCAAACTCGCAACGCTCTATTCAAGTTTTTAACTGCAGTTAAAGAAAAGAAACTTGAAGGCAAATTTATTATAGCTATTGACTCTCTAGGTAACCTTCAATCTGAACTTGAACTTGCTCGTATGGGCAAGGATAGTACATCGTCCGATATGGGTACTAAGGCAAGAGCTATGAAATCGCTTATGCAGACATGTACAAATTTAGGGGCTGTAACACAAACTACTATTCTCTGTACTAACCATGTTTATGATGATCCATCAGCTATGTTTCCTTCAATTGAAAAACATATGCCAGGCGGTAAAGCGTGTGTATACTTACCATCTGTAACAGTTCAACTAGCTCGTAAGCCAATGAAGAGTGATGATGGTAAGACTACTGATAGTGATCTTGCTGTAGGTCAAAAGTCTTATGCTGGTATTATTATTAGAGCACTTACTCGTAAGAATCGATTTATTAAGCAGTATCTCGAAGGTGAAATGTATCTATCCTTTGCTAATGGATTAGATAGGTATTATGGTCTACTTGATCTTGCAGTTGGCTTCGGTATTATCGTACAAGCTGGTGCCACATATGCACTAGAAGATGGTACTAAATTAGGTTATTATAAATCCTGGCGTAAGGATACAAAACTTTGGGAAGAGACTATTATTCCTAAAATTGAAGCTAGAATTAAACAAGAGTGGGTATATAGTAATAATGAGGACGATGAAGCTCCTGAAGAAGTTTAATTATGAAACGTAAAATTGTATTAGCATTTAGTGGTGGCGCTGATAGTTCAGTTCTGCTTTTCATGGCAGCGGATCAGGGTTATAGTGAGATACACACTATCACTTTTGATTATGGTCAAAGGCATAAGCGAGAAATTCAGTGTATTCCGTTACAGCAACAGAATTTACAAAGCAAATATCCTAGTGTTAAGTTTACAAACAAAGTACTGGATGTAAGTTATTTGAAGGATATTGCGCAGACGTCATCACTTACTAATACAGATATAGATAATCCTGTTATTGGTAAAATTGCAGGAGATGCTCAACCTGTTTCATATGTACCTTTTAGAAATCAAATGTTTCTAACCATATGCTGCGCTTATGCTGAAAGTAACAGTATAGATACAGTTTGGTATGGTGCAGCTCAAATTGATTCTGCTGCAGGTTACTGGGATACATCAGATTGCTTTATTGAAAGCTTTAACAGTCTTATAGCTCATAATAGAACACACAGAGTCAACATACAAGCACCCTTACTTACTATGTCTAAAGCAGATATTATAAGAGAGGGTGCTAGATTAGGTGTTAAATTTGAAGATACATGGACATGCTATAGTAATCACGAGAGCGGTCTCGCTGATGCAACAACACCGTCAAGTAGCCTAAGATTACAAGGCTTCGTTTCTGTTGGTTATAGAGATCCTATTCAGTATCTTCAACAAGATAAATTAGAAGAGATTTATAAAGATAACAATTGTGTTAAATTATAAACCGTAGCTTCTAAGTTCCTCTAAT